TTTAGCCCACGGGGATTCCTGATATTGACCCATCGTGTTGTTCATGAATTTGGTCGGATCTTGCATGCCTTGCAACCAATGCTGATAGTTTCCTATCGCACCGGTTCCGGCATTAAGAAAAGGGTTTTGCACGCCCTGAGCTTTGTTAGCCCATTGCTGATATTGCCTCATGGCGTCATCATAGGGAGCTCCTGAGTTTCCAAACATGCCGCCAAACAATCCCGAAAGGCCGCTTCCAAACATATTACTATCCATGACTACACATCCTTATGTAGTGTTAGAAAGAAGTCCAAACACCTGCTTTAAAGTATTGGGCTGTTCCTAACGTAGTATTATATATCATTTGTCCATTTTGTACGTTCTGTAAATCATCTCTCTGTACCGTTGTTACTTGCGGCATTAATATGCCACCCGCCGTTAAATAGCCGATCAAGTTCATATAAAAAACTGACATCGATCCTATCCAGATATCAGACATTCTTTGGGTTCCCGCTTTTATGAGAGTGTCGTATAAAGGAAACTGGTCAAAATCAGTAGCCATCCTAAATCCTTAATTGCTGTTAACGACTGTTAACTACTCCGGTAAAACTTCCATCGCCCATGACGCACCCATAATCACAAATGGAACAGGATCATAAAATTCAATCTTGCAAACAAATGCCTGACCGCGAACAGTCGTGCCTAGCTTTCGCCACAATGTTCTAAATGTTCTTTGGCCAATGTGACCCATCATGGCACCCGCCGAATAACCGTAAGTCTGGCCACCGTCTTTTGAGATTGAGAGATAGACAAATAATTGCTGCGGATTATTCAGAGCCAGTTCTTGTTCCAATAAAATATCCAAACCGGATTCTGTTTCGAGCGTAAAACCCAATTCACTCAACAAATCCAGCTCTTCAAAAATAGCCATGAGATTTGCCTTGTTCCCTTGAAGCAAATCAATCTGTAACCGATCAACCCGAATGCGTTGATAACCTGGCGGCACAAAAGCTCTTGTAATTCTCATGCGTCGGATTGCTTCACCGTTATTGGTATAGATGTCATCATCTAAACGATAAAGAATAGGTAATAAATAATTCCCTACATAGTTAACCCCATTAAAATAAGCATGAGTTTGAGCTGGATGCCGATCACCATTTAAAACTTCCTCTTCGTGCCAGTACTTTGTTTCTTCCTGGGTTGGGTTGCTCAATGTGACGTTGTAAACGTAGGTGTGATTTGCCAGTGTGAAATTCATGCGATAAAAAATGAGGCCATTTTCTTTAATCAAAAATGCTCGGCAATCTGCGACATGACCGACTTCGGCATATTGCGCTAATTGAAAATCCAGCGCACGATTACTGACGGGTATAGGATCAGTACCACCCACCATGATCACAGAACCCAAACCATCTTTATCTTGCGACAAGAAAAATAATCTATCAAAACCTGTTGCAACACTTCCGATTGCGGGCGTGCCTAATTCTATCAATAAGGAATTATTTCGCCTGAAAGGTAAGTTCGTTCCAATCCCCTGATTTTCCCAAACCTCTGTAAAATTTTGAGAGAATAAAAATAATCTGCGATGCAATGTGCGACACGCAACAATGGTTCCAGGATGAGATGTAATAGAACCCTGCTGTAATTGTCCGTTGTTTGTAATGCTTCCAGCGCCGCCTGCGGCTGAAGTAATAACCGTGCCACCATTGGTAGCTGATACAGTGATTGTAGTCGGGTTTACAATGGATTTTACATAATAGGTAGTTCCCGCAACCAATTCAGCGGGCAATCCCCCACCTGTAAATACAACCGGTGTGCCAATCTGATAATTATTAATATTAAAACCAGTCGCGAATGTGATTACAATATTCGGACTTCCTGCCGCCATCGTAAAAGTACTGGCTGTCCCTGTATTATCTGGTCCCCAAACCAAGCCTTGATTAAACATGGATATCTGAAAGTCTTTCGTATCGCCATTGGCTACAACAAAAAATCCATCCAGATAACATACGTCAATTGGCTTAACCGGAAATGCGGGGTCAGTAATAATTGTAAATACAGATGAAGTGGTATCCCAAATATAACCCTTCAATCCATCTACAAAAATAATCTGAAACGCGTTTGCATCAACACCAACATAGCCCGCTGTGGTCGTCATCGTCCCCAAAAGAGAAACAGCACCTGTTGAACTAATTCGAAAGATTGACGTACCGATCACGCAATATTCGTTTGTGTCACCATTGGAGGGTTGCTTAAAAACAAATTGCGCGCGAAAGCCGCCTGTTGCTGCGCCAAAATCCAGCGTTTGCGCCTTAAGACCCGACGTATTGATAAGTGATTTGGGTTTCTTCCCCAAAGGATCGTTATACTCGAACATATTGACCGAGCGTTCAGCATCAATGCTGCTTATTCGCTGGTTGTTGTAACTTCCAACAATGTCATAGTCCGTAGTCGCAGCCATTAGTAGCTCAAAATATTTGGCCAGTAGAAAGGCTCTGGCGCTGTCATGGTGACGGATGGGCGTATGGTTAAGTCGGTTTCATTCGCCGCCTTGAATGTCATGTAATAGTCTTGATACTCATCTTCATTCTGTTGAGGCCAGTTACCCGATGGGTAATAAGCGAGAAATTTGCGCGCCAAGGCATATTTCAGAAATCCGTAATAGTTGGGAGGCAGTTCACCTAGGGTGCTTTGGTTGCCCAATGAGTTAATCATGGATTTCACTTGCAGTTTGAACGGGTATGGCTGATCTGGAACCGGATAAACCGTCACAAGGCTTTCGTTTGCCTGTTTGTTCAGAAAGATAAATCCTGGACGCGACACGAGATTTGTCTGACGCACAACGCCCCAATATTGGGATTTGGTAATAATTCGCATCGGATAAACCAATGATGCGTTAGTCGTATTCAGATCGCCCGCATAGGTCGTGATTACATTGACCGGTACACCGTTCGTTGTCATCTCGATGGGAATACCTGTTAAAGCATTCTGTTCAGTCAGCGCTAATTTCAACTGCGTACCATTCACAAAGAGAGTGTAATAGGTAACACCTGTTACCAACGGTTGCGGGATTGTACCGAACGTGCTTATCACAACGGGTGTGCCTGTTGGGAAGGCAACTGTTGACCCTAACGTAATGGTATTTGTTACCGTATCAGCGGTGAAGTTGAATGAGATTGGATTAGCTTGCTGATTGATACCGGTTCCTGGAACCGTGTAATTCGCAAATACCAGATCAACAACACGATCAGCGGTAATGTCTGAACCTAAAATCATATCGGATATGGAGTAGGTATCTTTTCCGACAATGAATGTGTGATCAAGCGTAGTCAAATAGGGAATATAGATGCTGTCAGATGCAAATTTATCCAATAGCTCATTGATTAAATCAAGACCCGTCTTAAGCATAAAGGCATCCGGCGTTTCCGCGGTACCTAGCTCGCCAAGCAAAAATAGGGAATTTATTATAACATCATTGGTTGTCCTTACTATTTGCGTCATTGGACTTCCTTTCCAATATGTGATGTTCTCTATGGTGCTTCACGCATAACCACCTTATATCAAAAGGTTTGTCATAATCATCGTGATGCGCTTCAACCTTTATTTCTCCACACTTCTCACAAGGTTGTTTAATTAACATTCCTCGTAAAATTCTATACCTGGTTTTAACTCTTACATTATCCTTGTGCTTATCCTCTTTAGTTCTAGGATTTTTCTTTCTCCATTCACGGTTATATTTCGCAGCACATTTTTTACAAAAACTTTTCTTTTTAAAATTCTCAATTACTGCATTACACCAGGAACACAAAGGTCTTAAAATTCCAGGTTTAGCACCTAATCTTGGTCTTCTTTCTCTTATTCCGGAAAGACGCTTTTCCCGTCTTAATGTAGCTTTTTCTTTATCCCTTTTTTTCTGCTCTTCAGTCAATGGATGGTTTCTTTTCCATTGTCGAGTATATGCAGAATGACAAGTGTTGCAGTTTCCAGCACTTCGCCGTTCTTTTATTTTTCCACATTTACATGTTTCTTTCCTCATCTCGCCCAGCTCCAAATTAAACCGTAATTATACGAGTAATTTGGAGAGGGTGAAACTTATATTTATTTAACGGGGAACGCTACAGGATCAAGACCTGCGGTAATGTCTTTCGCAAGTTCCTGAGCATGTTCGCCGTTGTTGCACATATAGGCGTTAAACTCCATAGACTCACCTTTAAGGTTAGGCGCACGCCCCGCATGTTTTGCCTGTGCATTCTGTACTTTCTTAACGAATGCATCGGTTGCGCTATGCATCGATTCCATTCTGCTCTGACGCACGTTTGCGATTGACGCTTCCTTTCCTGGATTGTTGTCGTATCGGCTTTTCATGATTTAATTCCTTTTGTTTGTTTGCATCTATCGGGTGGTGAAACCACTCACCCGATGCCACCATTTCCTTTGCTATATCATCTTCAACCACTCGAAAGGGTTGTGACGCGTGATAAACGCAAGCCAGTGTCATCGGGTAATTCCTTATGACAATAATTTAACGGCGTACTGTGGGTGCCACTTGAATCCGCACAGAATGTCGATACGCATCAAGTTCTGGTAGCCCAGAATGTCGCCTGATTGTGTTACAGCCAAAGAGAGGCCGGTTTCAGGATCGATAGCAACACTGGAAAAAGGAACTTGCAATTTGTACAAAGGTGGACAAACGATATCGAGACCGCGTGCAGGATATGCAACGTTCACGTTATATGAAGGCACCATTGTTACCACTGCATCATCAGGGATCGCATTACTGACATTCTGTAATGGGCTTGATGTATCACTTACGATGGTTGGATTAACTGATACAGTCAGTGCGCCACCGCCGCTCGAACTTGCAGGCGCTGTTACAACAAACTGCATATTTTGACCGGTTGATTGACGACCCAGTGGATTAACGCTTGTGACGCCTGCTATCGAGATCACATCCCCTGGCAGAAAGTAGTTGGTAATAGAAATGGTTGCGCCATCCATTACCAGCGTATTTCCTGA